TTCGGTTTTTGCTGCAAGGCACGACGAAAGACCTCGATGCAACAGCCAACAGACTTGCCAGAACCTACTGGCCCACGAATGCCACGAAAGAACGTGTCGTTCTTCATGAATGCCTTCAGGACTTCTCCGTCTGGCTTGTATTTAAAATCAACCATCGCGTTTCAGCAGCGTCTTTTTCTTTGGGAAGCCAGCTTTCATGTTGGCATACGCCTTATCACTGATAGTGGACTTTGACTTCGGGCGGCTAATGCCCTTCTTCTTGCGAGCATTGATATTCGCATACAGGCCTTTAGACATTTGAGATACCTCTATCCATTCCAACCTTGATCATACGGGCAGCAACCTCGGGACCAATGGCCTCAATGATCTTGTCGGCCTCGTAATCGTTCACAAAGTCCTTCGGGTGGTGCTTCATATGCACCACCTTCACGACCCGCCGAAGCGTATCTCGCTCTGGCTGAGAAAGAGTATTGAGGAAACTCATGAGCTGTTACCGCGTCTCAGCAATGTCTTCTCATACTTGCGCATCTTCTTGGTCCGCTCGTATTCAGCGCCAGTAACTACACGCTGCTCGCCGCGTTTCTTTTCAAGATAGTCAACAGCAGCGTCATCGCCCTTGAGCATAGACACAATCTTACGACCGAGCCTGTTCTTCTTGTTGAAGGCACGATTGTTCTCGGCAACCATACGATTGTATCGCTGGTTCATTGTTTGGCTAGGAGTGCTTCCCTTTGGCATCGTTTAATCCCACGCTGTAGCGCCCTTGGGGCGCGGTGTTTGCTTCTTCTTCGCAGGCTTCTGCATAGAAGGAGAAGGTTTGGGTTTCTTCTGTTCCACAAAGACCAAAGGCCGTGAGGCAGGAGTGCGCGTAGCGCCACTATAGGTCCGACCAGCAAGCTCATGCGTGCCGCCAACCCAAGGGGTTCCGTCTTTTAATTCCCAAGCCATTACATAGTCCCCTTATCAGCAGCCATCTGCATCATCGGCGCCAGCAAAGAGCGGCGCTTAGAGCCAGTACGGACATCACCATAGCTGGAACCAGTGCGGCCCTCTGTCTTTCTTGTCATACTGAGAGAAGGAAGAGCACCGAACGTAGGCTTAATACCCGCCACCCGCTCACCTTCACGCAATACCTCGCCATCTCTGGAAAGTTTATCTGGCTTCTTATAGCCCTCATAAATCTGTTGGGCCGTTGGGCCACTACTTCCGCCACACATCACTTCATCTCCCTGCGCCGTTTGTTTCCAGCAGCAATGACATCAGCCTTACTGCGAGTGGTATATGAGGACTTGCCTTTCTCAATGGGCTTTGAGCCAAGATCAAATCCAGTCTTCTTGAGCTCGGCAGTCTCGGCAATCAAGTCCTTGACCCGCTTGCGCTTCAGCTCAAGAGAAGGCTTTGACTCGCCACCCTGCAACTTGCGCAGGCCGCGACGAAGGGCGGTGCTTACATTCTTCATCACCTGCCCGCCAACAGCTCGACCACTGCCCATCTTCAAGTCCATTGGCTTGAAGTCGTACTCAGGAATGGAGCCAAGCTCCTTGTTGACTTTGCGCAGAAGAGTTTCGGCGCGACTCGATTCAGTTTTAGGCATCTATGCCTCCTTCGCCTTGTTTCGTTTACTAATCGCTCGAGCCTTCGCCCTTGCATCAGCCTTACTGCTAGCACCCCAAGCCTTCAAGCTGAGAAGAAGACGCGTTGGCTCCCCCTTCTCGTCACGCTCTGGACCCTTCATGCCAGCCATCCTTGCCAAGAACGAAGCACGACGAGGATTGTCACCACTCTTAACAGGAGCCTTCAGTGTCCCACCCTTGTAAGAGTCACGACCCTTCTGGTTCAATCCCCCCTTGGGGTTCTTGCCCGCCTTCCGCTGCCACGCTGGTGTCTTTGCCATATCCGTTACTCCGCATCTTCTGCTTGGCCAGAGAAGTATCAGACTTCACCGCCTTCTCTGGAGTCTTACTATATCTGCTCATCTTGTGCTCCGCACTTTCTGAAGTGAAAAATATTTCTGGGAGGTGATCGAACCTTTGAGCAGAAAAATGCTTGTGAAGGACCACTAGCTATCCGTAACTCTCCAGTTTTCCCCCTACCCCCTAGCTCAGGTCTATCGAGACCTTAATATCTCCTGCAATCTGTACCTGCGCTCTATCTATCGGCTTGTAACCAGCACGATCGAGCAAATCTTGGCTCGCCTGTAGCTGTACGTACTCACTCTTGGCGCTTTGTGAGAGCCTGCGAGTGGTGTTCAGAG